TCTAATTCAACAACTTGTAAATCCATGACCTGTGGTGACATGGTAAAGTCATCAAATAATTCTGTATCTAAACCCATACCAGGCAGAGCAGTAGGTATAGTATCAATTTGTGCCATTTTCTGGTCACGCATATATTCATCTATACGATTAAACTGGTCAAAGTAATCTGAAAATATATCGGCAACATGTTTTGCCTCTTGTCTATTTAGGGTCTTCATTGTTCCACATTATTAACATAAATGTAATTATTATAAAAGGTATACTAACATATAATAACGCTAAAGTCAAGCTCATTCTTCTTCCTCTCTTTCCCTCTGTTCTTTTTCAAATCCCTCCATTAGCATTTCGTGTAAGGTCTGTTCTTTTACCTCATTACCCCAATAATCCCAATTGGGATATGGTTTTTGTCTGGCAAACAACTCAATATATGGTCCGTCTACCAATCTTTCTATTTCTTTATGCAATAAAGGTTTTTTAGAATGCTCTTGTCTTTGTTCTATAACTAATTGAGCAACATCTTTTGCTTTTCTTTTTGGTCTACCTCTTGTAGCAAGTAAACACATTTCTGGATTTGCTCTTGTCCAATATCCTAGTCCTGTAAAAAATCCTAAATTAGTTTTATTAGTTTTCGCCCATGTAAAACCTACGGTCTTGTATGTAAAACCCCAGGCATTTATAACCTCTAATGCTTTGTCTAACATAGGGTCAATACACCACATTAATAACATACAATTATCATCTGCAATATCTTTAACTGGTAGTTTCATAATATCTTTTAATTCCATACAATCATAATGTTGATTTGGATTTCTGCCTTCTCCTTTTACAGACCTTGATTTAAAATACCAAGGTGGGTCGGCATATATAAGTTTATAGGTTTTATTAGGAAAATCAACCAAAGAAACTCTCCAAATTGGCAACTGGTTCTGCCTTCCAACCTATTGCGTCAAGAATAAATCTCATAGGGTCAAGGAATGTTTTTTCAAATTGTAATTCATAATCAACATATTCTTTCAATTTAAATTCAGGTGGTAAGGTAGTAATATAACTTATCACATCAAATTTAAATGGATTTGCCTCTTTCAATTTAATAAATTTAATCTTGTCGCCTTCTTGTATCAAGGGATACTTTTGTTGTAAACCAAGTTTATGTATTTGATAATTATATACCAATGCACCTTTAACATGTATTGGTGTTCCCTTGATAAAGATACTGGAATGAGAATGATACTTTTTAAGATTATTACATGACCTCGGAAAGGCAATCGCCTCAGCCGGTAATTCCATAAATTCTTTTCTAAAATCTGCCACTAATTTATGTAAATCTGTTTGTTCTTTACCCATAATAACTTTGATTGCCTCTTTAATTTTACCACGACAAACTTGTGGTGTACTGGACTTGACAGCTTCTATACCCATTAATTTTAATTTAGGTTCAGCAAGTCTTACGCCCTCCTCATCCAGTACATTCAACATATACCTTTTCTTTGCAACCCATATACCTTTGTTAGCAATAACTTCTCGTTTCATAACCATGGCATTTTTAAATGCGTTAGAATAATCTGCTAACTCTTTAAAACAATCTTCAATATATGGTTCAATTTTATTATCACAAACTTTACCTAAAAAATCTACAATCTGTTCAGTAGTTTTACCTTTACAAGTTTGTTCTACAAGTTTACCAAATCTTACATAGATTGAATCTGTATCAGACGCAACAATATAATCAAAATCTGTTTTTAAAACCTTATTTAAATAATCATTAACCTTCTTCTCTATAAATCTAATAATGAATTGACCAGCAGTTGTAATACCACTTGCCTGTCTAACATCATAATATCTAAAGTATTGGTTACCAACTGCACCATAAGCCGAGTTCAAGGCAATCTTTTTTGACCATTGAATATTATGGCACCTTGCAATCTCTTTAACCAATTTAGGGTCTTTAGTTTTTTGAAATTCTTTTTTCGCTTTTAACATTCTTTGTTTAAAAATAACTCTCTCATTGTACATCTTCTCCATCATTTCAGGTAAGAAGCCTTGGTTATCTCTCTTAAACTTTGCACCATTCGGTGTCAAACAAGCGTTCTCCGTCTTCAGGTGGTCTAATGGAACACTACCTTTCAACATTTTATTAACACTAATAGTTTCAGGTGCTGAACCAATGATTTTCTCTGGAGATATATTGTATTGTACAATGATATGTGGATATAGTGAGTTAATATCAAATGAAACAATCCAATCATGGCCACCTAAAATAGGTTCTTTTACATAAGCGCCTTCATATTTTACATCTTTGGTATGTTCTTCTCTTGGTGGTACACATATACCTTTTTGCATTAAATGGTTTGCAATCAATGTGTCCCATACTCTTACTTGCGAAAATATATCATCATAATTTACCTTTGAATCATATGCAACGGTTAAAGATAGGTCAATTAAACCTAACTTATCTTCCAATGCGTCAACAATTTCAACATCTTGAATATTATAATCAACAAATGATTGAAAGTCTTTTGTATACCATTCTTTAAATGTATCATAAGGCATATCATCTTTACCACGACCTAATTCTAATTCACCAATGAAATCTAATTTATAACTCTCTTGTCTTGTTGGTATAAACCACTTATATAAATCAAGATAGTCTAACATACAAATACCAAATAGTTGATAGTATGTTTGTGGTCTACCTCTTACATTAATAACATCTTTATTAATTAAATTCCAAGGCGACATTCTTTGCGCCACTTTATCACCTGCTAATAATTTTATTCTATTCATCAAGTAAGGTAAATCAAAAAACTTGGTGTTCCAACCTGTAATAACATCTGGATGGTTTTTAATCCAAAATTTCATAAACTCAAACATCAATTGTTTTTCATTCTTACATCTTACATAGGTAACATCTGAACGGTCAGTTGTAAAGTCACCAACACCCCAGGTTATAATTTGTTTATTAGATTGATTTTTAACTGTGATTGCTAATAGTTCTTCAATAGGATTTTCTACATCTGGAAAACCATTTTCACAGGTAGTTTCAATATCTAATGTGAAGATTTTAATTTGGTCTTTATCCCATTCAATAGTTTCAGGATATTCTGAACCAATATATTGATAATGGTATCTTTCAAGACCATAAACAGGAGAGTTTTCTGTAGCAATATCTCTACGAAATCTACGAGCAGCATTAATGCTGGTAAATTCAAGAGGTTTTAAGTATTGACCTTGTAAAGTTTTATATTGTGAGTGTTCGTTTGTTGGGGCGTAGAGAGTAGGACCAAAATCTATTTTGTCCTTATAATCTTTTCCATTTAAAACACCACGAATTAAAAGTTTACCTTTGTGTTCAATTACATTTTTATAGAAGTTCATTATTTCTTAATTTCACCGTTACATTATCTAATTCATCTGTTAACATTATCTGGCAACTCAATCTAGATTCGCCTTCAATGTAACCTTTTTCATACTCCAAGAGTTCTTGCTCTAAAGAGTTTTGCTCTATCTTAAGCTTCTGTTGCCATTCTACACCATTTACATGGATATGGCAAGTCGCACACGCACACGAACCACCACAATCGGCAGGAATCTCTGGTAAACCTAATTCCTTGGCTGCTTCCATGATGGTACGACCAACTGGAACATCCACCGATAAGGTTTCTGTGCCTCTAATAAAGTTAACTTTTACCATTAATTAGGTAATTTAGTTTCTGTTATAAGTCCTTTATTTGGTGTGAGTATCTTACTGGTATTTTGTTCGTAAGAATTCCTAATTTCATCTTTAGGTTCTGTCATAAAGACAATCTTATCTTTAGCTAAGGTAACTGAATCACCTTTACCAAACGCATTATATAATGACATCATCAATTGAACAGGTTTGCCTGGTGCCATTTGCTGAGGTATTATAACAAAAGGTTTGTTTAAACTTATGCCTTGGTCATTTTCACTTACCTTGGCAATTACATCTTCACCTGTTGATAATCTAATCACTTTCACATCACTCATTTACTTCTTCTCCTCTATACTATATTTTGTTGTTATCACATATTTTCTATTTGGATTTACCATAACATTTAATCTATTCATAAATTCTCTATCAAATAGAATAGGGGATTTATTTTCTCTGTCATCTATTGTAAATTCTACATCTTTATAAAGACCGCCTGCAAATTCAACATCTAACATTACAACATGTCGGTCTTCCTCATAATCTCTTAAACCACCTACATTAATTTTCTCTGTACGGAGTATATCACTTGTAATGGTTTTCTTTAATAATGTCCAAGTAATCTTTTTACCACTTACTTTAGTTTTATCTGCATGAATAACTGGCATACCGGAATTACCCGTATCAAATTTTGCCACAATCTCACCAAAAGGTTTAATTGTAACCACTTCTTTAAATCCACATTCAGATGGTACTTTTACCCAATTCTTTTTATCTGCAAAGTGTTTAACAACTTCTTTACTTATATTTTGTCCACTAGCCTCTTCAATTCCCTCTGTACCTGGAGAAGAGTTAACCTCAATGATATAAGGATAATCTTTTACTCTATCTTTGGCAGGTATAAAATCAACTGCCGTCCATACACCATTAACTGCTTTAGAAGCTTTTAAACATTCTTCTATTTCATTTTCGGTTAATTTAAAACTTTTTACTTTACCACCTTGCGACACATTACTTCTAAAATCACCAGGGATAACATCACGCCTCATAACTGCTTGTATTTTTCCACCTAATACTAAAACTCTTATATCAAAATCTGTTTTAATATA